TTGGTTACAGTGAGGTGATTATAAATGAAACAAGTTAGCGAGGCATTAAGCGTTCATTTAAGCAACTCACAGACATTTGTATCTTGCGACTTGTATGAGTTAAGGCTTAAAAGTGGCATTTCTTACTACTGGGNNGCGTGAAAAGATTTCTACAACCAGTACTGTTAGCGTTGATAAATTAAACGTTACAATAACTGCTAATCAGTCCGACCAAATCGGTGGTGTTCCTGTTCTGACTGTGGCTCATAATGGTGGCTTAGACGGTGCGACTTTAAATTTGAGACGTGCTTTCTTTGACGATAAAGGGAATGTAATCGAATGTATTGATCTATTCAAGGGTATTTGTGAGGTTAGTCAGGGCGGAGGCTTTGCATTAAAGATAAATGCAAAATCTGTAGTCCAAAGGCTTAATATTGAATATCCAAACAGACGATACTATCCGCAATGTCCTTATTCTGTATATTCAAAAGAATGTGGCGTTGATATTACCAAATATCGTAAGCGTGTTACTGTTACCGCTGTTATAGGTAATAACAACGTGCAAGTCGATACTTCGTTTGAAAATGGCTTTTATACTGCCGGTGGTATGGAATGGATAAGCGGACCACTAGCAGGGCAGGCAACTCAAATTATGGATAGTGCAACTAATTCAATCGTTTATATGAGTGCTACAAATACAACGCCTAATGTTGGCGATGTGGCATATATCTATCCGGGGTGCGATAAAACACCTGCAACTTGCAAGGCTAAGTTCAATAATTTTAGTAGGAACAGGGCAACGCCTTATGTTCCGTTAAAGGAGACGATACGATGAAATTGACAACAGGTGAAATGATTGCCGATGCTGCAAAAAAGTGGATAGGCACACCGTATCAAAACAATACTATGGTTCATGGTGTTGGCGTCGATTGCTCCTATTTGTTAGTTGCTGCAGTAGTTGATAGTGGCCTAATGAAACGTGATGAGCTAGAAATAGAAAATTATTCGAACGAATGGCATTTACATCGCTCAGAAGAAAAGTACCTAAAGTACGTTCAAAAAGTAGCTGACGAGGTTCCTATTGATGATATTCGTATCGGTGATTTCTTGCTATACCAATATGGGCGTTGCATTTCTCATGGTGCAATCTATGTTGGCAATAATTTAGTTGTACATGCGTTTGTTGATCTAGGCGTTATCTATTCATCTATTGACGATGTATTATTTTATGACGCAAAGGGCAAAAATCGCTTACGTGCGGTTTACAGATTTAGGAAAGGGGGTAAATAATGGGTTTTCTATTTCGAGGACGGAATACGACCAATCGTGCTGATATGATTTCCGACTTCATGATAAATACCGCCTCTTATGGTGAGGTAGTTCCAGAAGTACTTGGCACTACAAGATTAAGTGGCAATATTATTTATTATGATGACTTTACCCCTCATGAGCACAAAACCACTACACGAACTGGCAAGGGTGGTGGCTCAAAGCATACTGAAATAACCTATACATATACAGTGGCATGTGCTATTGGCTTATGTGAGGGCCCTATACAGGGTATAGGTAAGGTATGGCGAGATAAGGAAATATACGACTATCCGAATGAAAAGATTGAGCTTACTGCCTATAAAGGTGATTACGGACAAGCTCCGTGGCCATATGTAATCTCTAAGCATCCGGAAAAGGCATTGCCTTATAGTGGTTTAGCTTATATGGCAGGTGTGGTCGATTTAGGCGAGCGAGGAAGTTTACCGCAATATAACTTTGAAATAAAAGGCAAGCTCCTAGAAACTGGCGACGGTGTAGACGTTAACCCAGCCGATTATATTGTACATGTGTTAAAGTCCATAGGCATTGACGATGTTAATATTGACGGCTTAGAACATTACAGGGAATATTGCAAGGCAGCTGACATTCTTATTAGTACACCGCCAGATAGTAGAAGTTCAAAGGCTCAAACTGTAATTAACGATATAGCTGAAATTACAAATAGTTTGGTCTTTTGGTCTACAGACCGGCTTAAAATTGTACCATTAGCCGATAAACCTATTGGCACATGGAGCCCATACAATCAAATTCAATATAACTTAAATGCTGATGATCTTATTCCGGCTAGCGATGGGCAGTTAGTTGTGTATAAGAGAAAAGACAGTTCAGAAAGTTATAATCAAGCTACTGTTGAATTTATTAATCGTGCGAATGGTTACGAGAAAGAGACAGTCGCTTTTGAGATTGTAGCCGATGTGCAAAAAAATGGTTTAAAGCCAGCCTCCAAGAAGTCTGCACATTATCTGTATACTAAGGCGAGGGCTCAATACTATGCTGAACAATTAGCCATGAAACGGCTATATGCTAAAAATCAGTATACGTTCCGTCTTGACTGGGCTTTCTGTAGGTTAGAACCGGGCGACCTTGTTACACTTACTGACGAATTATGTGGCCTAAATAAACAGATAGTCGTTATAACTTCTGTATCTGAGGCTGCAGACGGACAGTTAGAAATAACAGCAGAGGGCAAACCGCCCGGCACGTATGCTCCGGCTAAATACAACGTGCATGAGAACGAGCGACCTTTTATTGATTACAATCAAGCTGCACCAAGCGTAAATGATGTGGCGATATTCCAAACCGTTGGCGATGTTGGGGGTAATCAGATATTCGTTGGGGTTAATGCTCCGAGCGGTTGGGGTGGTTGCTCCGTATGGGTATCTGATAATGGCGAAAACTATCGACGTATAGGATCTATCACGCAACAAGCTAGAATGGGCAAATTGAAATACGGCTTTGCTCAAAATGGCAATTTCTGTAACGTTGTACTCAATCAAGGCGTACTGAAAAGCGGAACCCATGTCGATGCTGAACGTGCCAACACGTTATGTTGGATAAATGGCGAGGCATTGAGCTATGAAACTGTAGAAACTCATCCGGATAATTGGTATACGTTGCGAGGTTTAGTTCGTGGCCAATACGGAACTAATGCTATTAATCATGGTGCAAATGAAAGGTTTGTCAGAGTTGACGAGGCTTTATTCCATTATCCTTATCGAAAAGAGGATATTAACAAGACGGTATATCTCAAATTTACTTCGTTAAATGTATTCGGAAGTAACGAACAGGGGCTTGATGAGGTGAGGGAATATCAGTATAAGATAGTACCTTATTATATCCCAGAGGTGAATAACTTAACGTTATTTACTAAGTACTACAAGATAGGCAATGGGGTATTATCCTTTGATGTGGTGGCTCAGTTTGATATACCTCAAATTAATAGCTTTGATACTGTCGAACTTTGGTATCGTGAGGGCAATGCAGCTTGGAAATACGGCGGTAATGGTAACGGTCAAATCTCTATTAGTGGTTGCGAACTTGGACATACTTATGAAGTGAAAGCTATTGTTAAGGACGTACATGGAAATACTTCGCAAGGTGTTACAAAGTCCATTACTGTTGCCATGAAAACGGAAGTTCCTAATGCACCGCAAGGCTTTTCTATTACATTCAGTGATAAGGCCAATTTCAACTGGCTTGAAGTTCGTAATGCTGACATAGATTTCTATGAGTTGCGACTTGATACAAGGACAGGGCAGAACGATGGCTTGATTGGTAAAAGCAATAATACTACTTATAGTGGCATGCTGCGTGAACGTACTGGCAAAGTTTACTTGTATGCACATAACCCTTCAAAAGGATATGGGGCACCTGCCGAGTTGACTTACAACGTGCCTGCTCCACCTAAGCCAACTAACGTTAAAGTTAGTGGCAATCTAAATGGCGTAGGGGTTATATTCCAATCTATTCCAGCCGGTTGCAAGGGGGCTAATATCTACGTTGATAATACTGTATATTTCACATCAACGAATGTAATGAACATTCCTTTAGAGGCCGGAATATATTCCGTTAAAGTGGCTTATGTCGATATATTTGGTGAGGGGCCAAGAACTGACGCCATATCTGCTACTGTTAAAGCTAAAATAGATAGCAAACTACTTGATATGGAGGATTTAGGCATATCCGATATGGATAAGGCCGTTAAGGCTTTAAAATCTGAGGTTGGAACAGTCAAGAGTGACGTAAACGGCTTTAATAGCAAATTAATAGACCAAGCTAAAGCGTTTCAACGTACTGTTGCTGATCTAAATACAAACACAGCAACACAAATAACTCAAATATATAAGGGGCTTGAATTAAAAGTTACGCAAGCTATTAATAGCCTAGACGGACGTGAAATTGTAAGCCGTATTAATCTAACGCCAGCCGGCACTAAGATTGACGGTAAATTATTACATGTTACAGGGCAGACCGTGTTTGATGATAATGTAATAGCTCGTAGAATGATACAGGCAAAGGCGATTTCTGCTGACAAAATCAGTGTTGAAAACTTAGCGGCCATTTCTGCAAATATTGGTGATCTAAGAGGTGGCACAATTACTGGTACCGTTATTAAAAATGCATCTAATACGTTTAGCGTTGACGCTAACGGTAATATTAGGGGTGTAAACATAACTGGTTCTAGAATTGACGCCAATAGCGTATATGCTAATGGCGAACCACTAAAGAACACTAACTTTATGAGCTTACATGTTGTTAGCGGACAAAAAATCACCTTGCCTGCCGGTTATAACTATGAGCGTTGTTTATATTATCTGACAAATGTCAAGATGAAAGCCGATGCAGCTTATTCTATCAGAGGTCGTTATTTTAACGACAGCGATATGAATAAAATTCACGACTTTAACAATCAATACTCTACGTATTGGAATAATAGGCCGGGTGGCGGTAAAATAGACGATTTAGAGGGTGGACATTGGTTACATGGCGAACCGTTGCAAAATCGAGTGTTCTATCCTAACAACGACGCTCCAGTCGGAGGCACTTTCTCACACGGCCGAGGTTATCCTCAAAACAGTGCCACTGGTGCAAGTATGAACAGTAAATGGTTCAGGGGTTGTGGAATAACTAAAGAGGGTTATTTCTATTTCTTTCACAATTCTGGCCAATTCGGTTATTATGGCGAGGCTGATTTACTTATCGTTTCATTCTGGTAAGGGGGTTATTAATGGATCTTGTAAGACGTGAAAATGAGACGTTGCATATTGGGGAAGATTGGCGGAGGGCTTACACCATTGTTGATGATGTAAGCCTACATAACGCCAGTGCAGTATGTAAGGTCCGTACTAAACAAGGCAAGGTGCTTTGTGAGGCTGAAACAAGCGTAAATGGACAAACTATTTACGTTACTATTCCAAAAGACAGCACATTAAGCATTGATAAAGCCTATAACAAGGCTCAATATGACGTATTCTTAATCTTAGAAGAACGTACATATAAGTTGATTATGGGCGAAATTACTATTATTCATGATGTATCTATGCATTAAATAAAGGAGCAAAATCATGGCAGAAACAAAAACACTTCAAGAAATTTTACTTACATTGGGTGAAAAGCCTTTAAATGTAAACGTAAACCTACCGGGCATTAAAGGTGAAAACGGTCAAGACGGTCGTAATGGTGCTGACGGTTTAAGTGCGTATGATATTGCACAATCAGAGGGCTTTACAGGCACTCGCAAACAGTGGTTAGACAGCCTAAAAGCTGGTGCCATTGCAGATGAGGCACGCACAATGCTATTAAATGGCAACGTGTGGTGTAAATCTAACTCTATTGCAGACGTATTGGCTGCGGTGATTTCTAATTTAGGTAAAGCGTTCCCACGTGCTGAATTTAAGCCGTTGACAGTAGGCACTGTATTGAAAGGCCAACGTGTTATCGCCGTTGAGGGTGAGCCTCATTACTTTGTTAAAGTGGCAGGCATGGAAACTCAGTTCGAGATTGGCGACAATGGAACTGGATCCATTTCTATTGAACCGTTGGGCGTTGATGATGTTCATTTGACTTACCATAACTTTATTGGCGAAAAAGTAGGTACGGCAACTGTTCAAGGTGTTACTACAGGCGAACAAGCACCAGACGATACATTCGAAGAAAATGGTGTTACATTTAAATTATATGGTCGTAAAGTTGTTATTAATGCGACCGCCTATACTGGTAACGATAATTCCGGTTATTATCAAGGTGAACCTAAGTTCAATTTCTTTGGTAAGTGGAATAAAAGCGATGTTGATACTATCGAAATTTATGCTAACAAGCCACGAGTATTGTTTTTAAATACTTCTACCTTAGCTTTAAAAGCAGACGACTTAAAAGGCAAGGTAATCCTTGTTAGAGATCCTAAAAACATCTCTTTCAAAACTGGTAACGGTTGGGAGAACAATCAAGCATTTGTTATCGGTACCCTTGAACATGGTACTTATCAAGTGGATATAAGTGGCATGAACGCTATCACATGGGACGAGGCGACACATCGCTATAAAAATACAGGATTTTTTGCGGATCATTTATAATAGGTGAATGCAATGCAAGTAATAACAGATTTTCTATGTGAGGCTTGGCGAACACTGACAGACTCATTCGCCATTAAAGCCTTGCTTGCGGTAGTTGCGGAAGTCGGTATATACATGTTAGGTCTAAAACACGTACAGGTGTTAGGCATATTCATTTGCCTAGTGTTTTTAGATCTATTCACAAAGTGGTCTGCGATTGGCTATCAAATGTTAGTTGATATGGGGGCAAACCCTGAGAATATCGGCGGTTTTGACAAATACATAGCCATTCCAGTTGCATGGGGAAAAGGGCTTATATCGTCCAAACATATGCGTAAGCCTTTCATTACAAAGGTGTTAACATATTGCCTAGCGACTGTTAGTGCATGGTGTTTTGATTACATGGCAGGTAATTACGCATTCGCAGTCAATCTTGTATGGTTGTATCTTGCTAGTGTCGAATTTCTTTCTATTTTGGAGAACCTACGAGACGGTGGCAATACTACCATTACAGGGTTGTTAGATTTGGTTCAATCTAAAGTTGACATGCTTTTAAAGAAATAAGGTTTTTATATAGGGCTACATATAGTAGCCCTATTTTTAATTGGAGGTGCATATAATGAAAATTGGTACATACTTTGATGATTACGAATTCGCTTGTAATTGCCATCGTCATGAGGTCGATGAAAATGGACATAATAAACTGGACCATATCATTGACAAAAGATTGGTCGACTTGCTCGACAGAATTCGTGAACGCTTAGGCGTGCCATTGACTGTTACAAGTGGTTATCGTTGCGAAGAACACAACGAGGAAGTGGGCGGTGTTCAAAACTCTTATCACGTGCAGGGCGTAGCTGCCGATATAACCTACGATGGCATTGACGTTGATTACTTGGCGTCTGTTGCCGAAGAATGTGGGGCCGACGGAATTGGTTGCTATTATTATCAGGACTTCGTACACGTTGACATGCGTGGNGGTGCATGCCAACTCATTGATGGCTACTTCACCGCAAGAGGCCACTATCAACGTGCCATTGACAAGTTGGAACGAACTCAAAGGGAACTTGATACAAGCCGACGCCTTAATCAAGAGCTCAAACTTGTCATTGAACGAGGCTCAGACCTTAACCGCCAAGCAAGCGATAGAATTGAACGAATTGAAGATTATCAACGAAGAACGGAGCAAGGAATTAGCCGAGCTCAAAACTATCAACGAGAAACAGGGGCAAGAGTTAGCGAAAGCATCGGAATTAATAACCGAGCAGGCGAGCTCATTGGAAACAGCCTCCGTATCATTGAACGAGTTGAAAGCGGAAATAAAGAATAATAAAAAGACAGAACAAAGGTTACGCCGGCAACNGCATAAAGGTGGATATGCAGACAACTTTTGTTAGTTAAATATAGGGCACTTACTATTACAGTAGGTGCCCTTATTTTTTTTGGCAATTTTGACATCATTTTGACATCATTTTATTAAAAAATATGTAGAAATATAGGTAAATAAGAAAGTATAAGATGCAGTAAAATACTGTGTTTCTAGGGTTTATCAGTAGTGCATAAGTAAACTCTTAATCAGGGTGTCCAGGGTT